TTCACAGTCAATAAAGCCGTCAAGCGTCGTCGGACGCCTATTACTCTCAATCCAGTTATGGTCTCAGATTTTTACTGAAGATATGGAGAGTTTTAGCGGACTTGTGGGCAATGTGTTCACTAGTCTACCCAACTTTACAGGTTCTAAAGGTTTTTTCCAAGGGATCTTAGTTGGAGAAGTACAAGCTTCAATTAAACTTCTTAGAATGCATATCAGGGGTTTAGTAGAAATGCTAGAACTTTTAAGCAATCGCTCTTTTAAGTTTGTTCTAGATCCCACTAATATTGTAAAAGATATTGTTTCTATACGAGAAGGGGGAGAAGGTGGTAAAGTTTATTTTGCTATTAATGTGGATATTCATGCTATTCTTCGTCAAGCAAATTTAGTTTTGACAGTGCCTTATAATACAGATCCTGCTATTCAATTATGTTATGCTAAAGATCTATGGGCTATGAATTATCTTTTGATGCGAGAGATGGTCAAGGCTTTTTATCCACAATATGTCCCAAGGAAAGGGTTGTTAGATATGGCCGTTTGGACCATAATAATGAATTTAAATCCTTGTTTAGAACAATGCAGGTTGGTTTCTAGGTTTGCCTCTATGGTAACGCAGAAAATGGAAATTAATCCTATTTATCATGCAAGTCTCCTGCAAGCTGAAATAGATCAAGTTAAACCTGAAATTTCTGTAGAACAGGAAACTTTCTTAAGTTCTTCTGAAGCTTATGCAAAATTCTATAAATACCCAATGGAAGTTGGTATGATAAAATGTAAGGAACCAACTATAGGTACTAAAGTCGTATGGAGTGCTCTTATGGGGAAACGTAATGTTGTAGTTCATCACCATTACTCTAAAGACTCTAGACATAATTCAAGACTATATGTTATAGCTGCTTATGATGGTGAAGAAGTAGACTACTTAACAGCAGATAGAATTGAGATTTATTATACCGAGAAACCTGGCTTACCTAATTTCCTTATTTATAATAGTAACTTAGATGTTATGGGTATTACGGCACCTTTTGATATTACTCCATATAAGTTATTAACTTTTGACGATTTGAAAACTGTTCAATTGGTACAAAAACAAGAGAATCTTGTTTATCAAGCGTGGGTCTATCAACACCAACCCCTGGAAAAGCCAGAAGCTAAAGGTAAAGAAGATGAAAAAGAGGGAAAGGAAGATGAGGAATTAAAAGAAAGGAAGGAAGAGAATAAAGAATATCTCAAACACAAAGCAGGTGAAGCTAAGCGTGTTAAGAAAATAGCACCAGTTGAAAGCTATTATTCTGATCCTTATTATGATTCACAGGCACCAGCAGAACGGAAAGATTTAAGACATCCCTATGCTAGAAATCCAGCTGAAGTTATGAGAGCACCACTAACATTAGAGGAATACGTTCATTTAAATGAGGGTGAAAAAGTAGTTGAACGAGATTACACGAAGTTTTACCATTCGTTTAAGAAGCTAGAAAATATATCTAAAGCCGTGCATACAACCACTAAGGTTAAAGGGAAACTACAGTATGTGGACAGTTTACCCTTTGATTCTATTGACCTAATAGTAGAATACGCCTATTCAATGGAAAATGTAGCAGAAGTACCCACTAGTAATCCTTTTCATTGGATAGTTTTAGGGGACAATAAGGAATTACAAATTTTGGCTAATCAGTATTGTCAATCAACTCTTGATAAGTTATTGGCGGAATTAGACAAAATGGAAGCTCCAAATGGTCCAGGAATTCGAGCCATAAATATTCTGAGACTCACTCATTTGAAAAGTCTCAGTAAAGCCTTAAAGAAACCAACAGGAGATTTTTCTTTTTTTCTAGAACAATTGCCGACAGAATTTTTTGAATGCTTCAAAGTAAGAGAAACACGGATATCATTTAAAGATCTTTTTAATGTGGCCAGTTTTGACATGGAGCATGGGAAAGTTGGTAAAGGGTTAAAACTTTCTGATTATATATCGCATTGTCAAGCTGATTGTCGAGTAAAAATGTCTCCAAATACTCATTCTAACTTTAATAAAATGATAGGAGTTAAAAATGGACAGACAATAGTTTTTCCCCTAAATGAAGATAAGAACTGTGTCTTGCAGAGTATTGCCATGCGTATGATGTATTATAATCATTTGGAGGGTGAGAGAGCTTTTGTAGAAAACCTGTCTATTCTTATACCTCAAAGATATTTACTAGTAGAGATCGAAAGTGTTTTTACCAAGTTCAAGATACCTACAGGAGGTTGGATAATTTTGATCCCTAAAGGAGCTAATTATTCACATATAGGGTTTATTCAGCAAACAGAACTTCAAGCTTGTTCATGTGGGTTTATACATGAAGAATGGGGTTCAATACTCAATAGTCTTCATATGAGTTCCTTCAAGCGTATACCTACAACTTATCCTGTACCTTTGCTTGAAACCTTGAAATTAACTTCAGAGGGGAAAATTTATGATTTCGGACTAAATTTTGATTTGAATCCTGATGCTTATCGAAGAATAAGAAGGTATCTGTCTTTTTTACCTAGTTATCCAGTTTTTAAATGGGCATATACTCGAAATTTTGAAAACTGGGGCCATCCGTACTTGAGATATATGGCTGATATTAATGGTGCTCGTTCTATGAGATACTTTAATAAAACTCAAAGTAGTTTCTTTGTAGTTGCTGCCAAAAAATATGATAGTGATATTTTGTTCAATCCTAATTTGAATAGAAGCTTAGGAGATAGAAAGGTTTTCTTCCATCGAGCCGTTATTTCTATGAATGATCGATTGACAATGCAGAATAAATGTCCAGTAATTCATGATGCTGCTGTTTTTACTGGTGAAGAAGAAAGTACTCTCTATTCAAAGGACGTAGATAAGGTTTATTTAAACGATGTGGTGTATTATCAACATGTAAGGGAAGCCATGTATCGTAAGAAACTTGAGCAACCAAAATCCCAGATATTGGCCACTTTTACTGTTTATAAAGATGAACAAAATAGTAAATATAATTATGAGTATGGGGAAGGTTGTTTTGAAATTGAAAATAGGAATGGAATGAGGTTTATTATTAACTCTCCAAGGGGTAATGTAGAACCTTATGTTCATCCACTTTTTCCCCAGAATGGAGGTATGCATACAGGAAGAATAGTAGAAGTTTATAAAGGGAAAACTTTTTATTGGATGATCATGGAAAGATTAGAATCTGCTGTCAATTTTTGTCCAGTAATAGCCAGTTTAGAAATGATAGGAGGCAATGAGACTTTTTTAAGATACCAACCAGATATCAGTGCTAGTTTCTTAGATAAGGTGGCATCTCTATATTCTAGTATGAAAGTACTTCTTCCTTCAGCTCCTTCTTCCACTCTAAGAGCTAAAGTTCAAGAGTCTTTATTAGGAAGTCAAGATGTAGGAAATATGGCTGATTTCGATACAGTAATTGATGCTTTAAATGTTGTGGAAGAGAAATATAGTTCTGTTAGATTGCATGAACTCATGGGCAAAGAAGAAGTAACTACAATAAATCCTCATTCAGATGATTTTGAACTCATTGAAATAGAAAGTCTTGAAGATAAGAATTTATTCATTCATAGGTCCTTGATGCAGAATGATGAAATATGTCTTTACCCCTGTGGTCCATCAGTTCCAGAAGGATTTTCTCGTGTAGAATTGGATTTGCCAAGAGGAGAATTCTTTCGTGTTAAGACAAAAGAGATGGAAGGTCCCCAACTTAATCTAGATGCTACTTGGCAAGGTTATTTACAATATTATACTAGTATTGATTTGGGTGTTATTTCTACAGTCAGGAATTTTCTCTCACGAGGTATGGCAGTTACACGAACGGGAATAAACATTATTACTAGTTTATTGGGCAGAGAAATCAGGAATCCGTATAGTCAACAATATAATGCAGCAGTGTTTGCTCATTTTTGCAGATTGGTGACGGGATCTTGGTTATTAACAAATATGAGTCAACAGGAAGGCGATTACTTGATTGCTAATCCTCCTCCAGAGGCAAGTAGAGGTCAGTATTGGTGCTATCCATCTAATTCAAGGTTCGTTAAAGGGTTGGCAGGTTCTACTAGTGTTATGAATCACACAGAAGCATTGATGAGAGAACATGATATAGTAGAGGAATTAAGAGTAAAGAGATCATATGATGTTCAATTATCGCCACCTGTAAATGGAATCCCTAATAGTAGATTATTGGAATTTTCAATTTATGATGAGTTGGGCTATCCTACCACTCTTAAAAAAGAACTTAGCGTGCAGAAAACAAGTATCAGTACAAATATGATCTATTGTTCACCTGCTTGTAAGTTCACTGATGCTAGACTGCGAGGTCAGGTAGCCGCTACCAACAGATATAGTTTGTTATATGCTTTAATAGGAAGGCATTTAGCAACCAAGTTAAGACCCGACAAAAGAATGTTGAAGAAGTTTTCAAGATTTTCAAGACAATTTCACTTACCTTTTATAGAGGCTTTTATAAGGAAAAGAGCCAATTGGAAGTTACTTACGGTGGATGAGTATGTAAAAAGAAGAAAACCTAAAACTAGGGGTGTCTATCAAACTGGTTTATTACAGATGAGAGAAGGCCGTAAGTTTGAAAATTCCTATACTGTGTTTCAAAAGACAGGGGAGATGAATTACAAATTTTTTGATCGTCTGAAAGTACGTCCAAGATTTATTATGAATCCCTCCTCAACTCTAAAGGTAGCAGGTGGTATTATAAATTTTTATTTACAGCAATATTTGTATAGTATAGAGGAAAATGGAGCCAAAATGATGCCTTTAGGACTCAATGGAACTCAAATGGAAGAGAATTTCGATAAAATGATGAGTACAAATCCTGGCAGAGATTATCACTGTAGTGATGCTCGAGTTTGGGATGGACATCAAGATTGGCGATTAATAGAGTCAGTTGACAGTTTCATCATTAGAAGGTTGTATCCTTATATTTTTCCCCTCACTGATTTACCTTTGTGGGTTTATACTCCTCTTTTAAAAGCCATAACATCAAGAACAGTCCAATTTAAAGCCCAGTGGAATAATGTACGGTTCTTTAAAGGCAAACTTTTGGGAACTACGTTTACAGGCAGTCCTACTAGAACTACTTTTGGTAACTCTCTTCGTAATTTGACAGTGCAAGCTTTTATTCGACATAATGCAAAATTAACATCAAATCAGTTAAGTATTGTAGTTTATGGAGATGATACATGTTGTCAGGGAACAAAAGATTGTATAGAGAAATTTTCCAAAGAATATTTAAAAGTCTTTTCAATAATAGAACAGGATAAGAATTTCGGTTTAGGATTAGAAGGTGAAGTTACTCACTGCCCAACTGGAACTTTTAAATTTCTCTCTAAAAGAGGCTTGATAACGTCAAAAGGATGCATATTGACAAGAGATCCTCTTCGGTTTTTATTAACAGGATCTCTCCTACCAACTAATGAGCTAAATAATATTTCTCAAAAAGAACATGAATATCAGACTCTAGTAGGAATGGTATCAGAAACACATGGTTCTCACTTGTTGTCAACAATTTTATCTGTAAGAATAAAAGAGTATGAGATGAATTATGGGATACCCTTTGTTTATGTGCCTAGTCTTAAAAGTCGGAGAGCTATACATGATTTTACAAATTCCCGCTATTTGGAAATGCAAGAAGATTTGCAACAATATCAATATGATGATGAAATAATTCAGATGCTTGATAGTACTCAAAAACTTGCTCATTACTTTTTGTTGTTGCAAAATCAAATTTTGTTCTTTGATTTACTTAAAACAATATCACAGGTAAATCTCTCGTGCACCTTGTTTGCCTCTTATTTGGCTAATAAGAGACATAGTTTGAGTGAGAAATCTCAACGAGAGATAGATAATAAAATTATGGGTAATACTATGATAAGAGATCAAATAACCAATTCGAAAGTGTTGTTTGATAAAAGATTTGAAGAGATGGGAAGTAAATCTTCAAAAGAAATTGATTCAAGCCTATTTGAAACGCAGAATATAACTTGGGATCAGTTAGGTCAAGTCGATACTATCGAAGTAGGTATGATGAGACCAAAATCAGCTAGAGTCGCTCAAAAACCTCGTTGGAGGAAGAAGGAGAGGAAAGCTGAAGTTAGAGAAGAAGTTAAAATGGAAGTTAAAGAACTAGTGAAACAACTAGATCGCATTAGAAAACCTAGTCGTCCAACTAAAGGATTGAAGAGAATTCGAAGAGAAGGGTTAGTAATTAGTTCTAAAGATAAGACCCAAACTCGAAGTATTGGACAAACTAGTTCAACTATAACTGGAAGTCTAGTAATAGGAATGGGTGAAGTGTGTAGTCAAGATGCAAGTTGCCAAGTAATACCTATTCACCCCCTTTTTCTAGGAGCGACGTTAGCTCAGATGAGTGGGTATTATAGTGAATTTGTAGTTAATTCATGTATTGCAAAGATTCGATGTAAGTCTGGAATTAATCAACAGGATACGATGTTAATTGCGTATACCAATGAAGGAAGAGGAATTCCTAATACCACTTTAGATGAAATAGGAGGTTTACCTGGTTGGGAAATCAATACTTTTACCGGAGCAGATTTGAACTTACCAGTTCCTAAAAGAAGAAGTAGAGTAAAAGCGACTGAGCCAGCGGATGTTCCCTTAACAGCCTTTTTCAAATTAACATCAGGAACTATAACAGACAAAGCAGTAATTTCCTTGGTGACTACAATTACGTTTTATGGTCGTAGAACAATTGAAGAGAGATATGCTTTGTATCGAGCAGTTTTTCTAGTTACAGTTAATGATGGAATTAACTCAACTCACAGTACACCAGTTCCTTCTATTCTTGATAATGCTATGAGTCCAGGTCTAGCCATCTCAATGAATCATACTACTAATATTGATGCAACGAGAATAAGACCCAGTTGGGATGTTGGAGAAGTTTTTGTTTTCGGTTCAACTTGTTCAAGATATGATCGTATTTCGGCTGGTTCTGATACTTTCGGTTTTCATTTCCTCTTTGAAAATTCTAACGGAATAGGCAACGAATATAGTATACCTCTCCCCACTGTTACAAATCAAGCAGGGTTTTCGCATGGCTTTAATATAGCACAAGTAGAAGTTTCTCCAGAAGTTTATTTTGGTAGGGGAATGACACTAGCTAGGAATATGAGTCCAGATAAGCCTAGTACCAGTGTTGAAATCATAGATGAGGATAAAGAAAGTGAAACAGGCATATAAGCGTTAAAATTATGTCTAACACTTTCTTAGGCGTTTGGTGTGCCTAACACCAACAAATTTATCCAGATTGTTTACAATCTGTTAGCTCCCATGCTTTCGTGGAGAACTCAGGTCCAACTCTTTAATATCGGGTTGGTCTGGCGGTTGATAACCGTCTATGTGGAACCTTCGGGTGTAC